CTGCTAGTGGTGCATCTTCTTCAGCTAGTGCAGCAAGTACTTCAGCAAGCAATGCTTCTACTTCAGCAACTAATGCAAGTAACTCAGCATCTTCCGCATCAACTTCAGCAACCAATGCTGCAAACTCTGCTACTGCAGCTCAAACTGCAGAGACTGCTGCTGAACTAGCAGAAACCAATGCAGAGACTGCAGAGACTAACGCTGCAGCCAGTGCTTCTGCAGCTTCCACTTCAGCAACTACAGCAAGTACTGCAGCTACTAACGCTTCTAACAGCGCATCTTCAGCATCCACTTCAGCCACTAACGCAAGTAACTCAGCTACGGCTGCTTCTACGAGTGCATCCAATGCTTCTACGTCAGCTACTTCTGCTTCAAATTCAGCATCGTCGGCTACTACGTCTGCAAGCAATGCCAGCACATCAGCAACCAACGCAAGTAATTCTGCTACTTCAGCTTCAACATCAGCTACAACAGCTACTACTCAAGCAGGTATAGCAACAACACAAGCATCCAATGCTTCTACATCAGCTACCAACGCAAGTAACAGTGCATCTGCTGCATCTACATCAGCCACTAATGCTTCTAATTCAGCAAGTGCTGCTGCAGGTTCTGCTACTACAGCAAGCTCTGCTGCGGATGCTGCTCTTGCAGCTTTAGATAGTTTTGATGACAGATACTTAGGACAGAAATCTACAGCACCTACAGTAGATAACGACGGTAATGCTCTTGTTGCTGGTGCTTTGTATTTTAACACCACAACCAATGAGATGAAAGTATACGATGGGTCTAATTGGCTCAATGCTTATGCTTCTCTGTCTGGTGCATTACTTGCTACTAGCAACTTATCTGACTTAAACAACACTGCAACTGCTCGTACTAATCTAGGTGTAGCTATTGGTACTAACGTACAAGCATGGGATGCTGACTTAGATACTTGGGCTACTAAGACTGCCCCATCAGGAACAGTAGTTGGTACTTCTGATACTCAAACACTTACTAATAAGACTTTAACATCTCCTGTAGTTACAGGCGGTTCAATTAATAATACCCCTATCGGTGCTACTACAGCATCTACAGGCTCGTTCTCTACATTAGCAGCTAGTGGCACAACCACATTAAGCGGCAATCAAATTATTTCAGTAACAGACAACAGCAACGCTGCTCTGCGTATTACTCAGCTAGGTACAGGCAATGCTTTGTTAGTAGAGGATTCTACTAATCCTGATGCTACACCTTTTGTTGTGGATGCAAGTGGTAGAACTGTACTTGGTAACACGACAAACATATTAACATTAGATTTATTTGAAATACACTCTACAGGAAGTGCAACAAGCTACGCTGCATCTATATTCAACTGGAGCGCAACAACAGGTTTTGCAAACCAATATTTTTACCGTTCTAAGTCAGGAACAGTAGGTACGCAAGGTGTTGTTGCAAGCGGAGATAACATTGGTGCAATAAGATTTGCTGCTGATGACGGAACTGCGTTTATTAATGCCGCACAAATAGTAGCTGCAGTAGACGGCACTCCAGGCACTAGCGATATGCCAGGTCGTTTAGTATTCTCTACTACTGCTGACGGTGCTTCTAGTCCTACAGAGAGAATGAGGATTGATAGTGCAGGAGCCGTGGGTATTGGCTCAACAAGTTTAACTGGGTATGCTTTAAGATTAGGTAAAAACTTAACTGGTGCAGTTACTTCTACTTCATTACTTGCTGGTGGAACAGTTCAGCCTGATGTAACCACAAGTGCTCTTTATTTAGCTTCATCACCATCTACAGCATCTAATGGTGGAACACCGTACACAATATCAAACTTGCATCATCATTATGCAAGCCAAGGAACATTTAATGCAGATTCCACGGTAACAAATCAATTTGGATTTTCTGCTCAATCTAGCATTACAGGTGCAACTAACAATTATGGTTTTTATGGAAACATAGCAAGTGGCACAGGTCGCTGGAACTTCTATGCTAATGGTACTGCTGCTAACTACTTTGGTGGTAACGTAGGTATTGGTACAAGTGCTCCAGCACAACTATTAGAAGTTGCAGCGTCAAACAATGGCTTAACAAGTACAACAGCAAATAACACTATTCGCTTAACGGATACCGACACTACTTCTGCAACAAATCAACCCATAGGGAAAATTGAGTTTTACTCAAGTGATGCAAATGCTCCGGCTGGAGTAAAAGCCTATGTACTAGCAACTTCCAATGGAGTGCAACCCGGCTCATCTTTATCTTTTGCTACTGCAAATACCGCAGCAGATGCAACAGAAGCAATGCGTATTGACTCTAGCGGTAATGTAGGAGTTCGTTCATCAGGTACAACTACACCTACTTACGACTTCAATACTTTAGGCGAGGGGCTTTGGTCTAGGTATTGGGATAGCTCAGGAAACCGTTTTGCTGATTTAGTAGCGATTGGAAACACACCTGCTGGCGCAACAATGACTATGCGGTTCTTTACCAATGAAGGTGGTAGTGCTGGTACTGCTACTGAAAAGATGCGTATTAACTCTAGTGGTTATGTGTTGGTAGGATGCACTGCATTGCCTAGTTCTTCTGTTGCTGGTGTTTCATTATCTCCTAGCGTCACTTCTGTTAATCCTCATTTCTTTAGTGCTGGCTCTGCTACTGGTGCTGTAGCACAAATTAACTTTATTAACGGTAATGGAACAGTAGGTCAAATATCTACAAACGGTTCTTTAACCACATACGCTGTTTCTTCTGACCGCAGACTTAAAGAAAATATTGTTCCATTGACAACAGGACTTGCTTCTGTTCTTTCTTTAAAACCAAGTCAATATAACTATAAAGCAGACCCAACAACTTCAATTCAAGGTTTTATTGCTGACGAATTGCAACAGGTTGTTCCTCATGCGGTTTTAGGAGAAGCTAATGCAGTAGATAAGAACGGTACACCAATCTATCAAGGTGTTGATGCTTCTTTCTTAATTCCATTTTTAGTATCAGCAATACAAGAACTTAACGCAAAAATAACCGCTTTGGAGAATAAATAATGAATTACACATGGAATGTAGTACAGATGGATAGAAACACTGTTGATGGCTTTGTTACAACAGTACATTACACAGTAAACGCTATTGATGGCGAATACAGTGCTTCTACTTATGGCACAGTAGGGTTTACTCAAGAAGATATGAACTATGTTCCTTTTGCTGACTTAACTCAAGAGCAAGTCATTGCTTGGGTACAAGACTCTTTAGGTCAAGCAACTGTCGAAGAATCTTTAGCAACTCAGATTGAAGCACAAAAGAATCCAGTACAAGTTAGTGGATTACCTTGGAGTAATGAACCAGTTTTATAAACCGTAGTACAACTAGGAGAATGACATGGGAAAAGATAAACAAACCCCCATCGTAGTAAATGATGTAGAGTATATGTACGAAGATATGACACCAGAGCAACAAACTTTAGTCAATCATGTTGCGGACTTAGACCGTAAGATTAACTCTACTGCATTTAATTTAGACCAGTTATCGGTAGGAAAACAAGCCTTCATTAAGCTGTTAGAGGAAGCTCTAGCAAAGCCCACAGAAACTATAGACGAGTAGAGAATGAACGACATCAATCCCGTAGAGTACGGTAAACTAGTTAATGCTGTTGAGAACTTAGAGCATAAAGTAAACTCAATGGATAATGACATTAAACGCTTAGTCGCTATGGCAGAGCGTAGTAAAGGTTCTCTATGGGCTTTGATGGGTGTTGCCTCAGTTGCTGGTGCGTTCATCAGTTATATTTCAGAGATGGTATTTAGAAAGTAACCATGAGACCACATTCCATTGGTAAGAACTTAACAGCGAATACGCTGACTACGCTATTTACTGTACCAATAAGAAACATAGCTACTGTACACGATGTTTTAATGACTAATAGAGGTGCTGGTAATAAACATATTTCTATCTATTGGTACGACAAAAGTGATAATGTGACTATTGAAGTAGTCCATGAAAGAACTATATCTGCGAAGACTTCCGCTGTTATTGATAGTGATTTTTCTTTTGTCATGGATGAAGGAGATCAACTTCGTGCTATTTCTGAGACAGATTCAACCATGACAGTTGTAGCATCATTTGATATAGATACTAGATCAACTGTACAACAATTTACATAAGGACTAATATGCCACTTAAATCAGGTTCATCACAAAAGACTATCTCCACTAACATCCGTAAAGAGATGAAGGCAGGTCGTCCACAGAAACAAGCTATCGCTATTGCTTTAAGCAAAGCAGGTAAATCTAAACCACAACCAAAGAAAAGGAAATAATATGCCAATGGTCAATGACAAGAAGTTCCCATACACAGCTAAGGGTAAGAAAGAAGCTAAGTCGTATGCTAAGAAGACAGGAGCGAAGATGACTACTCCTAAAGCTAAACCAGCTAAGAAGATGGGTATGAGTCGTGGCTACTAAGCCTGGTTTGTATGCCAACATCGCTGCCAAGAAAGCTCGTATCAAGGCTGGCTCTGGTGAGAAGATGCGTAAGGTAGGTAGCAAAGGTGCTCCTTCGGCTAAAGACTTTAAGGATGCTGCTAAGACAGCTAAGAAAAAATAATGCCTAAGAAAGCGTTCCAAAACCCTGAAGGCGGACTCAATCAGAAGGGTAGAGACTACTACAACAAGAAGACTGGATCTAACCTTAAGCCTCCTGTGTCTGCTGCAGAGGCTAAGAAGTCTCCTAAAGCTGCTGGTCGTCGCAAGTCCTTCTGTGCTCGTATGAGTGGTGTTAAAGGGGCTATGAAGGATGAGAAGGGCAGACCAACTCGTAAGGCTCTAGCACTTAAGAAGTGGGACTGCTAGAAATAATGCTTGACTTTTATACTAAATTGTGATATAATATAGGTTACTATGAACTACATCCAGCTGGTAAATTCTGTACTGCGAAGACTACGGGAAACTGAGGTTTCATCCGTAGCAGATAACGCTTACTCTAAGCTTATCGGTGAGTTCGTTAACGATGCTAAGCGTCAAGCTGAGGATGCTTATCCTTGGAATGCCTTATCAGAAACACTTACTGCAGTGACAGCTGATGGTATCTTTAACTATGTTCTTGTCGGTTCTGGACAACGGTTTAGAGTTCTTGATGTTCTAAACGATACCAGCAATATCATTGTAAACAATGCTACTACTCGTTGGATGAACGAACAGTTCCTTCTAACTTCAGTACAAAAGGGTTCTCCTGCGTACTACAACTTCAACGGTACAAACTCCAACGGTGATACACAGGTTGACTTATTCCCTATTCCTAATGGGGCTTATGATGTTCGCTTCAACGTAATTAAACCACAAGTAGCTTTGTCTGCTGATTCCGATAAGCTACTAATTCCTTCAGAGCCTGTCATCTTTAATGCTACTGCAAGGGCTATGGCAGAGCGTGGTGAGGATGGTGGTATTGCTTCAGGTGAGATGTATGCTATTTATAAACAATCCTTAGCAGACGCTATCGCTATTGAGTCAGGTCGTTACATTGAAGAATCTGCTTGGATGGCTTATTAATGGCTGAAACTTTAGCAACTGGTTCGATTGCAGCTCCTGGATTCTCAGGGTTAAATACCCAGGATAGTTCTATTCAGTTAGACAGTGGGTTTGCATTAGAGGCTAATAACTGCGTAATCGATCGCTACGGTCGTATTGGTGCTCGTAAGGGGTGGACTAAGGTTAACACCTCTGCAGCGTCTACAGGCTCGTTTAGAGCTGTCTATGAGCTTATTAAAGATGATGGTACTGTGGTTATCTCTGCAGCCAACAACAAGATATACACTGGAACTACTACCTTAACAGAGGCTGTGGTTCGTAACGGTACTGATACAGGCAACTTAAGTTATACGATTACTGATGATAACTGGCAGATTAGTGGTATGCCTTATGACACAGGAGCTACTCCTTCTGGTCATGCTATCTTAGTTCAGGAAGGACATCCTACTTTATTATATCATAAGCTAGGTGCTACTGCTCATGCTCATACTGGTTCTTATGGTTTCCAGCGTTTAGGCGATGTAGCTACAAACCTTCCAGTAGGAAAGACTGTAACTAACTTTACTCCTAACTGTGTCATGACTGCCTTTGGTCGTGTATGGGTTGCTGACATGCAGGATGATAGACAGACTGTATACTTTAGCGACTTGTTAAACCCAGCTGAATGGAAGACTGGTACATCAGGCTACCTCGATATTAGCGAAGTAGTTCCTAACAATGATCCTATCGTAGCTATAGCAAATCATAACGGCTACTTGATTATCTTTTGCACTAAGCACATTGTTGTCTATAGCAGCCCAGTAGATCCGTCTGCTATGACACTGCAAGATGTGATCGTAGGTGTTGGCTGTTTAGCTAGAGACTCAGTAGCATCGATTGGTACAGACTTATTGTTCTTGTCTTCTACTGGTGTTCAATCTTTACAACGTGTTATTCAAGAAAAGTCATTACCATTCAGGGATATATCTAAGAATGTACGAGATGAACTATTAACACTAGTAGCATCAGAGACAGCTAAGAACATTAAGGCTACCTACTTCCCTACAGATGCTTTCTACTTGTTGTCGCTCCCTAGTTCAGGATTTACCTATTGCTTTGACACCAGGGGTGTACTGCAGAACGGAGCAGCTAGAACTACTGTTTGGAAACAGATTAATCCTACAGCCTTCTGTGTTACACAAGCTAGAGACTTATTGATTGGTAAGGCAGGATACATAGGTAAGTATAATACTTATGAAGATGACGGTGCTAAGTATCGTATGACATACTTTACCAACTACTTTGACTTTGGTTCTGCTACTACAAATAAGATTCTAAAGCGTATCAATGTAACAGCTATTGGTGGATCTAACCAGCCTATCGCTATTAAGTGGGGATACGATTATACTCGTAACTACTTCTCTCGTGGTATTGTACTACAGCGTGTAGAAGTACATGAATATGGCACAGCAGAATATAATATAGCTACCTACACTAATGGTATCGCTTTAGATATTGCTAATATTCCAGCGTCAGGTTCTGGTACTGTCCTTCAGTTAGGCTTTGAGTCTGACATCGATGGTACTCCTCTTTCAATTCAAAAGATAGACTTCTTCCTTAAACAAGGTAAAACACTATGAGTAATTATACAAAAGCAACTAACTTTGCTACTAAAGATACACTACCTACAGGTGACTCAAACAAGATTGTTAAGGGTACAGAGATAGATAACGAGTTCAATGCCATCTCTGGTGCTATCAGCTCTAAAGCAGATATTGCTTCTCCTACATTCACAGGTACTCCTGCTGCACCTACAGCTACTGCTGGTTCTAATACGACTCAGTTAGCTACTACTGCATTCGTTACTGCTGCTTTATCTGCTGTATATCCAGTAGGTTCTATCTATATCAATGCTGCAGTCTCTACTAATCCAGCTACTTTGTTAGGTTTTGGCACATGGACTGCCTTTGGTGCTGGTCGTGTCATGGTTGGTCTTGATGCCTCTGATGCACTGTTTGATACACTAGAAGAAACTGGTGGTTCTAAAGATGCTATTACGGTAAGCCATACACATACAGCAACAACAACTGCAACAGATTCAGGACACACCCACGATATGACTGCTACAGGCAGTGCTACTTTGACTGGAGGCAGTAATCAGACAATACCTAGAAATATAGGAACTGATACGACATTTACAACAAATAGTGCAACAGCAAACATTACAGCAACTACTACAGTTGCTTCGACAGGTTCTAGCGGTACTAACGCTAACGTACAGCCATTTATCGTAGTTCGTATGTGGAAGCGTACAGCTTGATAAAAGTACCAGTAGTAAATCGTAGAGACTATACGATGTACTTAGAACTCTACAGTAACATGCTTTGGTTTCATACAGATGTATTTAAGTGGACACCAGAAGTAAAGAAAGAATACCTTAAAGATTTAGATGTATTACAGAATTTAGTAACAGTACCCTTAGTAGCACTAGTAGAAGAGACAGACAGTAAGTTAGCTAAGTTTGGATTGTCTACAGGATGGACTAAGTTTGATAGATTAACAGTGAATGATAAAAGATATGATGTATATACTAGGAGCAAATCATGGGTAGTGTAGTTCAATCAGTACTAGATCCTATCACAGGAGCTGGAGGAGTTCGTAAAGCTGGAGCACAAGCTGCTGAACAGCAACGACAAGCAGGACTTACTGCTGCTAATATCTCTGCCTTCCGTCCAGTAGGAATGACCACACGCTTTGGAACATCTCAGTTTACTCGTGAGATTGACCCAGCTACTGGTGTTCCTTACATCTCTTCTGCTGGCTATACAGCTGCTCCTGAACTAGCTGGTATCCAGGATAGATTGTTTGGTGGATTTGGTGCAGGGCTTACTCAAGCTGAACAGATGGGTCAGCAGTATGCTCCATTAAGTGCTGGTGCTCAGAGTCTATTTGGATTAGGTCAGCAGTACTTAGCTACTTCTCCTAGGCAAGCTGAAGAAGATTTCATGCGTCAACAACTAGCATTACTAGCTCCTCAGCGTGAACAACAGTTATCTGGATTGCGTAATCAGTTATTCCAATCTGGTCGTGGTGGCTTAGCTACTGGTGGTACTGCTGCTGGTGACAGAGGACAAACTAACCCAGAGATGCAAGCATACTACAATGCCTTAGCTCAGCAAGACTTAGCCCTGGCATCACAAGCTACTCAAGCTGGTATGCAGAGAGCTACTTATGGTGCTGGTTTATTAGGTACTGCTGGTAGCTTACTAGGTGCTCAGCAAGCTGGTATGGCTGGTGCTTACTCTACACTACAGACTCAGTTAGGCTTATCTGGTCAAGTAGAACAGATGGCTCAGCAACCATATCAATTAGGTTTACAACTAGGTACAGCTCAAGCACCAGGTCAACAAGCAAGTGGACAGCAATACTACAGCGGACAAGCGCAAGGTGCTGCTACTCAATATGGTGCTGTTCAAGCTGCTAATCAGATGAACAATCAGTTCTTACAATCTGCTATCTCTGCTGCTGCAGGTAATATGGGTGGCGGTGCAGGAGCTGCTGGTGGAGGAGGACGAGCTTCTGGTATTCCAGGACAAACATCTACTGGTCTTTACACATTCGATTAATAGGAAATATCATGGGACAACCAACAAACTTATTATTAGGCGGTCAAGCAGGACTCTTAGGCGCAGATCCAGAGACATATCGTCAACAGTTAATACAACAAGATCAAGCTCGTATCGCAGCATTACCAGCACAGAATCAATTAGCTGCTACACTAGGTGGATTACTTGGTCGTGGTGTATCTAATGTGGTACAAGATCGTGGCTTCTTTGAAGTTACTAATCCTGTATTGCAGAAGCTAACTGCTATTCAAAGTGTATACAACAGAGCAATGCAAGATTCAGATCCTAATGATCCTTTGTCTTTCTATAAGAACTTACAGACTGGATTCGCTAACGCTGGCTTAGGTCAACAAGCATTGATGGCTGGACAAGAGTATAGAAAAGCAGAAGAGCTAGGACTCAAGACTAAAGCTGCTGAGACTGATCTCTATAAAAAGAATCCTGCACTACTTGATACTCAGATTGAGAAAGCTCGTAATGCTGGCAATGATACACTTGCTAATCAACTGGCTCAACAGCGTGGTCAGATTCAAGTACAAGTTGATATGGATCGTGCTAAAGAAGTTGCACAGCTTAACCTTCTGAATGCTCAAACAGCTGCACAGAAAGCACAAGCAGGTAAACTGTCTCAAGAGATTGAGTCTGGTAAGTTTGACTGGAAGGTTATTAATGATATCACTGGTGCTCCTACGCACATGGCTAAGATTAATAAGAAGACTGGTGAAACTACTTACGAGCCTATCACTTTACCTGGTGGTAATCCTGCACCAGCTAAGCCTGGGACTACTCCTAAAGGTGAGCGTAAGCCATTAGAAAGCTTTGGTACTACACCTCCTGCTGTAGTTGGTGCATCAGCTCAGCCTTCTATGACAGACAGAGTAATGTCCTCAGCTCAACAGTTATTGAATCTTCCTGGTTCTGCTTTGGGTGCTATCGCTCCAGCAAACTACACCAGAGAGAACAGGGATGCTGCTATTTTAAGAATCAATCCTAACATAAATCTCAACGCTATATCGGAAGCAGACAAGCAAATCATTGCTCAACAACTAGGATTATAAATGGCTATCTTTGATGTAATTGCTGCTAAGAAAGAAGGCTATTCAGAGGCTGAGATTGCTCAGTATCTAGCACAGCAGTCTGGGTTTGATTACTCAGCTGCTTTGTCTGAAGGATATAAGCCTAAAGAGATTCTTACTCACCTGAATAAAACAGGTGCTACTCCTTTCGAGACATTCAAACAATCTGCTCGTCAAGAGATGGGTTCTGAGATTACTGGTGCTCGTCAGTTGCTAGGTCAAGAGCCTACTGATACTGCAGAAGAGTCTCTCCGTCGTCAGATGGAAGCAGAGAACCCAGTAGCTGGTGTCTTAGGTACACTTGCTGGTGGTATAGTAAACCCATCTTCTTTGTTACCTGGTGCTGTATTCTTTAAAGGTGCTAAAGGATTAATCGCTGGAGGTGCTGCAGCTGGAGGTATCAGTGGAGCATTACAGCCTAAGTATGAAGAAGAAGACTTAGGTAGACTAGCAACTACTGCACTTGGTGTAGCTGGTGGTGCTACTATTGCTGCTGCTCTAGTGGGTGGTGGAAGAGGCTTAGCTAAAGTATTTAATAAGCTTACTAACAAGATAGAAGAAGTACCAGTCAATAAGATTGATACTGAAACACAGGTTGTTATTCCTACAGAGTCTGTACCTCCTCCTACTAATCTACAAGAAAGTGTAGTTCCTTGGATCAAGAGTATTGAAGATGCTGAGACTCGTGCTGAAGTAGGTACACAAATAGCTAACGGAGACTACAGAACATTCTTTACTGAAGCTCCATTCCGTTTCACTGAGACACCAGACTTCCGCTACTCTGAGGCATTTAATCCAGACAATCCATTAAGACAAGAGAACATTGATTCTTTTATCAAGGCTGGTCAGGCTCGTCTAGGTCAATCAGAAGATGCACTCAAAGAACTAGTCAGTGCTTATGCTCCACAGTTGCGCTCTGAGCTAGGCTTAACTACGAACTTCAAGGCATTCACACCTGAGCAAGCTGCTGAGTTCATGCGTATGCGTGGCTTAGAAGAAGTAGCTCCTGCTGAGATCCTTAGAGCATTTACTCCTATCGTAGAAGATTCATGGAAGAAGTTCAATACTATCTCTGAACTAATGCAGATTGGTAGACAAGAAGGTCTATCTCCTGCTGAGTTAACTGCTATGTTTAAAGCAGACATCGAAGCTATCAAGCCATTCTTAACATCTCCTCTTGGCTCAGCTCGTAATGCAGGTAAAGCACTGCAAGCACAGAAGCAAATTAAGAAGTCTCTAGGTGGTCTGTCTCCTTCACAGGTTCGTAAGTACTTAGATAGCAACCAAGGTAAGACTGAGACAGAATCACTGATGGACTTGATGGATGCTGTTCGTCAGATCAAGGATGCTCCTGGTTCGTCATTCGATAAAGAGATTGCTATTCGTGCATTGACTCGTGATGCATTGAAGCAGCCACGCTGGAATGATAAGTTCGGTGAATATGTAGTTAACTCCTACATCTCTGGTCTTGCTACTCCATTAGTTAACGCTGCCTCTGGCATAGCGAAGCTAGGCTTGCTTAGCGTAGAGCGTGTGCTACAGGCTGCTAATCCACTGAGTAAAGTTAAGATAGGTGAAGTTCTTCCTGCATTCAGAGGAATGATGGATGGTCTGTTAGAAGGTGCTTACTTTGCTAAGGAAGGATTCATTCGTGGTAGTCCTTTAGACTCTGCACTGCCTGAGATTCGTGGTGCTATTGGTATGCAAGAAGGTGCTACTCGTGCTGAGCAGTTACTAGGTCAAGTAGTTCGTGTACCTGGTAGAGTTGGTGTAGGTACTGATGAATTCTTCAAGGCTATCTTCCGTAAAATGGAGTTCAATGCACAAGCCTATCGTCTAGCTTCTAGTGGTAAGTATGGTGATCAAGACACAGTATACAATGCATTGCGTAATGTGAATACTAAAGCTGCTAACTGGCGAGATCAAGTACTTGAAGTACCTGGTTTAGCTGGATTGCCTGACGGTATTCGTGCTAAGTTCATTCAAGAGGTTGGTGACTTTGCTAAGTCTGCTACATTCCAGGCTGATCTAGGTAAGTTCGGTAACAACATCCTACGATTCAGAGCACAACATCCTGAACTAGCATGGGTTGTTCCATTCGTTAAGACTCCTATCAACATCATGAAGGATGCATTGTCTTATACTCCTTTAGTTGTGTTCTCTAAGAATACTCCTAATGATGTTAAGATTGCTCGTACTGCTATTGGTGTTGGTATCGCTGCAGGTATCTCTCAGTTAGTAGGTAGCGGAGAGATTACTGGTAGTTATCCTAAAGATGCTGCTAAGCGTAACGCTATGATTGCTGCAGGTATCCCTGAGTACAGCATGAGGATTGGTGATACATGGTATTCATATGCTCGTCTTGAGCCAGTAGCTACAATCATGGGTTCTACAGTAGATGGTATCAATGCTGTTAAGAACTACACTGATAAGAATCCCTATGACCGTAAAGCTAAAGACTTGGTACTAGATGTGGTTGGTGGCATCACTAAGAACATTGCATCGAAGACCTTCTTAGAGGGTATCTCTGGTGTACTCCAGGCTATCCATGATCCTGAGCGTTATGGTGGTAGCTTCATTAATAGCTTTGCTGGCTTAGTTGTTCCTTCATTCGTAGCTGCTCCTGCTCGTAGTGCTGATCCTTATCAGCGTGTAGTCACTGGCTTTGGTGAAGCAGTACAGAATCGTATACCTGACTTTGGCTTAGGTCTACCTGTACCAGCTCGTCAAGAGTTGCCTGTACAGTCTATGCTGTTCGGTGGTGAGCGTCGTAATCCTGCTACTGGACAAGCTGCATTCACTGGTATCCAAACTGCACCAGCTGTTCAGACTGACGTACAGAGAGAAGTACAACGTGTCAAGGTAGACTACGACTTGCCAGGTAAGAAGCTTAAAGGTGTAGAACTAGAAGGTGCTGATCAAGCTCGTTACCAAGCTATCTCTAGTCAGTATGCTGATCCTATGCTAGAGAAAATGATTGCATCTCCTGTATACCAGAACTCTTCTGATTCTATGAAGAAGGTACTACTTGAGAAAGCACTAGAGCGTTCACGCAAGATAGCTACTAACATTATGTTTGCTGAGAAGCGTCAAGATCCTGAGTTTGTACAGCAGTATATCAGAGCTAAGCTTAAGAAAAAGGGAGTAGAAGAATAATACTTTGATGCACTAATATCTATACTCTACAAATAATGAATAACTATGTCAGACCAATACGGAATAAACGAAGGAGTAAAGACTCTCACAGGTAGCTTAGGTGTTGCTCGTGAGAGTGCTAAGTCATTAACTAAAAGCATTGAAGATATTCAGAAGGATGGAGCTGAGGTAGCGCAACAGAAGGCTGCTGAGAGACGTAAAGCACAGCAGTATCAGGTAGACAATACAGTCATGAGAGCATTTAAAGAATACGAGATTATCCAAGAAGTGAAGAAGATGGAAACCCGTATGAAGGCTGAAGTGATAAACAAGCATGGTGCTAAAGCCTGGGATGATATACAAGCTATCAAGCAGCGGATGCTCAAAGAAGAGATGCAAAACAAAAAGATGTTTGATGCAGATATGCAAGCAGTTAGGAGAGTACAGTTGTACTGCTTCTTAGCTGCTGCAGTAGTTTCTTATTTTATAGTCTGGGGAGACAAGTAATGCTAACACTAATTTCAACCGCCTTATCATTCTTAATGGGTGGTTTACCTAAACTGCTGGACTTCTTTCAGGACAAGTCTGATAAATCTCATGAGCTAGAACTAGCTCGTATGCAGACTGAGAGAGAACTGCAGATGATGGAGCGTGGCTTTATTGCACAGGCTCGTATAGAGGAGATTAAAACAGAGCAAGTACAGATGGAGACACAGGCTCAGGAACGCTCTGCAATGTACGCTCATGACATCGCTATAGGTCAGGGTGCTAGTCAGTGGGTAATCAACCTCAGAGCCTCTGTAAGACCTGCTGTGACCTATTTGTTTGTATTCCTATTGATAGTGGTTGACATTGCTTCTATCTGGTGGGCTTGGTCTACTGGTGCTGCTTTTGCTGAGGCTATCCCGTTAGTGTTTGACACAGATGAAATGCAGATTCTAGCTTCGATTATTGCTTTCTGGTTCGGTACACAAGCATTCTCTAAGAAATGAAAGTAAGCAACAAAGCACTTGAGGTAATCCGTCACCATGAGGGTGTTCGTACTAAGCCATATCAGTGTCCTGCGATGTTATGGACTATTGGTGTGGGTCATGTTATCGACCCTAACCATGCTCGTGTTCCCTTAGCGGAGCGTAAAGCGTTACCTATCCCTGATGGATGGAATAGGACAATAACGATGGGAGAAGTAGATGATATTCTTAAACGAGATTTGGCTAACTTTGAACGAGG